TTTTAAATTTTTACCCCAAGCATGTGTATTATCTAAAACACATAAGCCTCTTTGAAAAAAAGTTGAGAATTGTGGTGTAACTGTATATTTTTCATTTAATAAATTATAACTTTGATTATTAAGATTATTTAAAGGTTTGTTAACGCCTAAAAAGCCTGCAGGTATTGTATAATAAGGAATTGTTTTATTTAAAACTTGTTCAGATAATTCTACTCTAACCCATGGATTTTGAATAGGGTAGTCACCTTGTTCTGTAATTCTTTGTGTCGACATATCAAAAGTTAATTCAGAAGTGCCAATTACTCGACCTATAAAATTTTCATCATCTGGATTTAAATTTAGTTCATTAAATTCATAGATATTTCTTTCAGTCTGTTTATTAATTAAATGTAAATTAAAGGTAGAAAATACTCCTTCAATTACGCTAACATTAGTTGGAATAATTTTTATAACAATATTATTACAAAACTTTCCTGGATTAAGAGCGTGGATTTTAAAAAGTTTAATAACTCTATCTTGCAAATCAAGTCCTTTAGATGATCTGTCACTATCTTGAGTAATATCATAAAAACCTTGACTTACAAACCAAGGAGTTTTTGCATATTTATTTTCTTCTTGAAATGTACGATATTTTTGATCTGTTAATTCTGTTAGTGTTAAATTTTCTATTTTGATATCACCTACGTCAGAGCTTAATTTACTTAATACATCATTATAATTAAATAAAACATAACCAAAATCATCTAATCTTTGTATATTTGTATTTAACGCATTTTTCCAGTAGAAGTCATCATAAACATTAAAACTAAATCTAATTTTATCATTTGTTTTATCTTGATTTTGAAATGTAAATATTTTATCTTGAATTGCTTTATCTGAAAAATCTAATTCACCTGGTTTTAATTTATTTTGTAAACCGTTTGTTAGATTACTCAATTTTAACACAAAATAATCTGTGATTAATGATGATGCAAATGTTTCAACTGCTAATTCACAATTTTTTGAGATTAAAATCCCTTGATAATAATTTGAATTTTGTGTTTCGTCACAGTTATAATAACCTTTTTTATCTTGATCGATTGTGATATTTGAAGTTAATAAATAAATTTTATAATTGTTTTCGAGTTTAAAGCCTGGTTTTAAAATATTATTGTTTGGAAGATTTAAGCCTGTTAATCTTGTAAAGTTTAATTGACCACCAGAGTTTAAAATGGAATAAGCGCTAAGATAAGGTAAAATATTACCTTGAAATTCTTTATGATTATTTAAAAAAAAATCGTTATTAATTGAAAAACTATTTAAATAATTATTTAATGAATCATTTGTTTCACTGAATATTTTATATGGTGTTGGTACCCAGGCTTTGCCCCAATTTGAAACACCTAAAATTGAAGCAGTTTGTCTAGACAGATTTAGTATTTCATTATAAAAAATATTTCTACTTGTACCCAAATTATATAATTGTCTATCACCTGATTGTAACAATAATGTTGTCATATTTTCACTCGATATTTTTTTATTTTAAAGATAAATATTGAGTTTTTAAAAGTATTTTATTTAAAATTAATATTGTAATACACAATTATCAAATTTTATTTGTAGATCTACTGTTAGAGGATTACCATCATCATCATAACTTAAATTACCAAAACCAGCAGAAGTTAATTGACAACCTTTCATATCCCACAATTCGATTACTGTACCAACAGGATCCAATAACTTAACTTGACAGTCACGCTTATAAAAATCAGCATAACCAGCACGTCCTGATACTGTCTCACCATGAGTTCTTACCCACTCCATTACTTGTTGTGCGCCTGATGGAGCAATTGGATCATATAAACTCACACTTAAATCGCCGAAAGTAACCTTTCCAGCAACGTGACGTTGTGAATTAATATAATTTAATGTGGTACTACCTATTGTAATACTAGGTCTAGCAGCTGTCTTAATTAAAAAAGAATCAATCCCTTCAATTGCAAACACCCATCTATTACTTCTTTTAGGCTCAAATTTATTTGGAATCATCTCCGCGACACTTAAAGTTTCTATCGCCATTTTTTCTCCTATATCGTTTTATATTTAAATATGCTATTCAATTGAATTTGATACCACAAAGTCCAATGAAATAAATTCAATTGATTTTGTAGGTTGTATGTATATCTTACCACGAATTGTATTGTTTTCAATATCAGCTTGAGTTGTTGTAGAAGTATCAATCTGCACTTTATACTTTTCAATACCTTGTCTAGATTGAATATTTGACAAAATTGGTTCAACAGCTTTTGAAAAATCTGATAATGTTTGACTTGGATCCAACTTAAACAAGAATGTATCAGCAACAACCTTAATACGACGACGGATATAAATAGCTAAACGTCTCACATTAATTCTATCAAACGCTGATGGATTCTTCAATAATGTTTTTTGTCCAAAAATATGTACTCTATCACGTCCAGAAGGTACGTAAATAGGATTAATATCATTGTCATATAACTCATCAAGTTGCTCACGACCAATCGCAAATTCTGTCGCACTTGCATTCTCAACCAAACCACGATTGATACCGGCAGGTGCATACCAAGGTGTACTGCCACCAGAATCAGCACGACTCATCACCCCTAATGCCGCAATACTAGGTGGAACTTTCATAGAACCACCATTAGGTTTATTTAGCATCACGTCAGGGAAGAAACAAGCTGCAAATGATGTATCTAATCCACGACCACTTAATTCATCAATTGTTTGACTAACTGATGGTTTATCAGTCGCATTTATTATAAATTCACCTGCTGCATTCTTCTGTTCAATATCCATGATATACATTGTATCAAATCGATTCTCGGATGCAAAAATAGCATAATTTGTAACAATTCTCTCACGAATACCAGGTACGGCTAATAATTGAATATTAGCAGCAGCCTTATCAGCATAAACATCAATACCTTGTTGATATGTTTCAATCACAGGACCAGTCTTAGCCGAGGTTTGTCCTTCACGATAACAAGCCGCATCTTTCAAATAATGTTTATCTTCGTCAAAAATATCTAAACCATCAAAACCACCTTGCATAAAGAACGAGAATGATAGGTATTTATTGTTTGCTAAACTTAAATCTTTATTCAATCTAAAGAAACGTCTAGCAGCCCCTGTTGGAGGTGTATCACTACTTAAACTTGAATTCCTCAAGAAAATAGCATCACCCCAACGTTTATTGTCAATCTTTTTAGCTGCATCACCCTTATGAGTAATTGCAATTTTTTCCAAATGGAAGAAATTAGGATCATTTGCATAATCTAATTCCTCAGTTAAAGAACCATTCACAATCACAGGACCCCAATTATTTTTAAAATACTTGGTATAAGAAAACAATGACTTATTAAGAGTTTGTTCAATATATTCTTTATATCCATTAATGCCAGTATCAACATTTTCTTTTGCGGCAAATTTTACACCCCATGGAATAATTTTAGCTTCTTTTTCATCAAGATCTGTTTGTACAATTTTACCAATAGAACGCACGAAAGGAATTGATGGAACTTGTAATCTCTTAAAATGATTAATTTTTTCAAAAATCTCTGATTCAACAAATAATGCATCACCTTCGCTATCTACAAATTTTAGATTTTTAATACCACCAAAACCAGCAGGTAAAGTTGAAGCATCTAAATCTCCACTAGCAACCTCACCTGATACTTCAACACGCACAAATTTATTAGTAACAGGATATGAACCTTCTTCTTGCAAACCAGGTTTTGTAGCATCAAAATCCCAATATACTCTCTTATCACCAATTACACGAGCAATATAATTGTCAGCGTCAACATTTAAACTTAAACGTTTCCATCCTGCTAAAATAGAACTTTTTAAAGGATTTGAATTCCATTTTTGTAATGTCACATCAAATGTACCAAAACCACCAAATTCACCTGGTGTTAAATTAGATATTAAAACTTTAATTTGATTATTTCCAATTTCGCCATCATCTAATGCATGAAAACGAAATAACTTAATAATACCATCACCAATACTACTATTGTTAGAACCATCAGAAATTAAACCAAAATCTTGACTTATCACCCATGGAGAAACTGCTGTTTGAAATTTACTATCAAAAGTTTCATAAGTCTGTCCTTCGCTAACCTGGGGAATACAAAAAGCTACACCAGGATTTGTATGAACATCGGCTGTGTCTGTCAAAATATCTATCACATCACAACTAATATCATGATATACATGTAAATAATGTCCTAACTCTTCTATCTTGTGTGGATCTGTATTTAAAACCTTATAAAAATAATTTGATTTAGATGGATCGTAAGAGCATGTGATTACATTATTCTGCCCTGTATAACCTGCCAAAAAAATAGTAAATTCTAAATCAGATGAAATATTCCCTATTGAATAACCTGCCTGATCTAAATCGATATTTGACAAAGCTGTTTCTGCAGGGTCAGGAGGTACATTTTTTGCTACAACATTAATATCACAACTTAAACCAGCGACAACACCATGAGGTGTCATCAATATACCACGTGCTAAAGCAAAACTATCAGAAGCATCTTGACTTTTTATAATTGCTTCTCCTTCGATTGATGTTCCACCTGCAACAATAGATTGAGCAGAAATGTCAATAACATCCCGTGATAAAGTAATTATATCATTTATTGAAGATGCAGTAATATTTAATGACGCTAAATTAATTGCAATCACAATCTGAGCGGCTGTTGCTGTAGCATTATTACCAACTTTAATTATACTGTTACTTGAACTAATTGCATCAATGTCAAATGTAAATTGATGATTATTAACAGTTAATGTAAGTGCATCAAGTATTGTATTATCTTGAACCTGTAATAAAGTAATTTCTTGAGATTTAGATGTTTCTGTTAAATAACGTGAATTAGCTTTATCTTTTGCAAAATGACCTAATAAATAAGTGCGACCAGTGATATTATTGACTGTTGCAATGTTTTCAGTATTTGAATATTTTGCAAAAGGATTATTAATTAATACCCCATCGTTATCTAATTTTTTGGAACCTACAATAAAACCTGGTTGACTGCCAACGCCAAGTAAACGTACAAATGCACCTAAACCTGGATTGCCACTCATCCATTCACTAACTGCTAGTGGACCGTACAAATTTGAGTTTGAATCAAGACCTTTATCAGCAAAAGAGCCAAAAATATCTTGGAATTCTTGAATGTCGGCAAAAACTGTTGGTACGAATGCGGGTCCACGTTTTGCGCGTCCAATTACACCTGCTGGTGTCCCAGTTAGCACTCTATTCACTGGTTTGGATGCTGAATTATCAATTTCCATTAAGGAAACCCTAGCTGAACCTTGTCCGGCCATAATAAATTCTCCTGTTTTCATTTATTTTTAATTTTAATTATTTATTAACAGGAGATTTTTAATTAATTAATTCCAAATAAATTAAGCAAATGATACGCCACTATTGGTTATCACGAAATCCATTGCAATAAACTCAACAACACGTGTAGGTACAATAATAATTCTACCTTTTACACTATTACCATCAAGTTCTTCATCACTAATTGTCACTCTGAAATTTTCAATCCCGCTATTTTTTTGAATATTTGCCAATAACGCATTAATCTTCAAACTGAATTCATTTTTTATAATTGCAGAATTTGGTTCGAATAATAACTTTTGAGCATATCTTTCAACACCACGCTTAATTTCAATCATCAAACGTCTCACATTCACACGACTCAAAGCAGTATTAGCAACTTGTAAAGTCTTTTGACCAAAAATCACATATTGATTTGATGGGAATGTAGCAATAGGATTAATTCTAGCTTCATATAAATCATCACGATCCTCAGCTCTTAATCTTACATTCACACCTTTAATACGATCATTTAAACCATATTGAAAACCTGCTGGCGCAAACCATGGTTGAATCAACTTTTGACCACCTTCACTCTTCGCTAATGCACCTAAAGCCACAATAGATGAAGGACACTTTAATGTTCTCTTAACAATAGCACCTACAACAGGATCAGACGCATCTTCCAACATCACGTCAGGGAAATATGAAGCCACATAACTATTATCAAAATTGCGAGAACCCAACTTTGAAATAGTAGTAGTCACATCAGCCTTCTTGCCAGCATCTACTTTTTCATCATAAAGACGAACACCATTTTTATCGTAATGTGGTAAATCCATCAAATAAATAGCTTTACCATATTCTTCAACTTTACTGGCAGCATAATTTGTAATCAATGGTTCACGAATACCAGGTAAAACCAAAATATGCACATTTGCAGTTGCCACTTCCAGCATTTGATCAAGTGCCGATGTATAGGAAGCGATAATATTGTTATTAAATCCTGTTCCTTGCATTAAAGGAGCGTCGCTAGTTCCAGATAATGCACTGTCAAAACCCTCATCACTAGCCTTACCATTAACAGGAATATTATTAAAATCATCAAGTTCAGTACTACTAGCTCTGTCATTCATATTCATTGAATCTTTGTCAAAAATATTCAAACCGTCAAAACCACCAAACATAGGTGTTGTGAATTTAGCAATCACTGAATATTTGTTAAATTTCTCTTTATTTTCAGACAGTATTGTCGCTAAGGTTATCCTATTATCTTTTTCTAAACCATTACCTGGATTACCTTGATCATAATCTGATGTAATAGTATAGTTTGAATTACTATAGTTACCATTACGCACATAAATAGCTTCTTTAAATGTTGTAGCTACAGAAGATGACAAATTGGACACAGCAGTTGTTGAATATTGTGTGGCCAAAGCAACACGTGCTAATGTAAATTTATTGTTATTAAATTCATCTGCTTCGACAGAATTTGCATCATATGTGGTAGCCTTTTCAGGAATACCCATAAATTTAGAATAATTTTCAACGATTCTATTAATTACATCACCGCTAGTAGCTCTACTATTAGGTGTATTAATACTATCGATATTAAAATTCATTAAACCCCAATAAGCGCCTGTATTAACAGATTCACCAGAACTTGCTTGACCTAAATAATCTGCGAGTGAGTAATCTCTGATACCTGCAGTTATCTTAAATCTATATGGCAAAGGTGGTAATACTGCAGCGTTTAATCCAGGGTTACCTGTTGCATCATTTAATAAACTGCTGCCTGTTTTTAAAACAGGAATTGCTCTAAAACCAAAAGGTAAAGCTTCATCAGGAATTTCATTATTTATAACGTCATCTGACATCACAATTCTAATACGTGTTGATTGATTTGGATTTTCACCATTTGTGTATAAACGTCTTTCATCGCTATTTTCAACGTCAATATTATAAAATGTCTTTTGATCACCAATTAATTTTGCAACATAATTTGAAGATGAAGGGTCTAAAGAACAGTTTGCATATGATTCAATTACATTAGGATTTTCATCAGTATCATTTAAATCACGTAATTCAATATTAAAAGTACCAAATTTATAATTGATATCTGTTGATGCCCTTAAATTGCTAATACTGATTTTATATTTACCTGCAGCGTATGAACCATCATCAATAGATTCAAAATGAAATAATTCATATTCTTTACTACCAAAAGGTTGACTAATAAATTTTGAAGTTTTAGGACTGTTAAATCTGGTATTAAACATTCCATAATCATCTGTTTTACCACGCAATAAAGCAATTTTTTTATTAGCAGCTGTGTCTAAATCACAAAAATCAGAATCAATTGGAAAATGTAAATATAAAAGATAACCATATTCATTAATAGCAAAAGGATCTGTATTTAATACTTTTGCAATATAATTGCTTTTATCAGGATCCAATGAAACTTTTACACTTCTTTCTTTAATTGATGAATCAGAGCAATCAACATTGATTATAAATTCTTTTGATGCATCAGTTGTTAAAACATCACTTGGAACAGTACCTAGTGTTAATTTACATTTTTTATGTAAAAAAAACATGGCCCTGATTAATTTTTTTTCAGAGACTGTTCCATGCAAACTAAACATACCTGATGCTAGTTTTTCATTTGTTGTTATTTTATGGTCTGCAGCCAAAAATTGCACGCCACCTAAACCTGCATTAATTTTACATTCAAATCCTGCACTTGGTGAAATACCTTCATTTGAATACTGCGTAGGACTGTCAGGGGTTGCTCCTAAACCTAAAGTTCTAATAAATTGAATTGATGCTTCTGCATTAGCCCCGCCTTTACTGGTAAAAAATTCTGCAACCGCATGCCCTGCTAATTTATCCTTTTGAATATCCCCAAAAACCTTTTTATAATCGTCCATAGAATTTAAAATCACAGGCACAAAAGCTGGACCTTTTTCTGTTGGACCGATAATACCGACTGGAGATGAATTGGGCTCTTTTTGAGGTGGTTTGGATTGGATTTCGATTTCTCTTTCAAAAAATCCAGGTGATTTAAATACTTGCTCACTCATTACTTTTCTCCTATTTCTAAACGTGAAAACTATTTTATATTGATAATTATTCAGAAGCAGGTCGGTTTTATTATAAATTAAGAGATTATTTGATATTTAATAGAATATTTTGCGCTGCAGAACCACGATATGAAGTTTCGCCTTTCACACGACTTACATTTGAAATTCCCATTTTTAAAGCAGATGTTTCATTCGGATCCCTAGTATCGCTTTGTGCTATATATCCAGGCCTATTTACTAACAAATTTAATGCATTACTGCCAGGATTAATTCCAATATTGGCAGCCGCAAACGGATCATCCTCAGCTTGTAAATCATCAAAAATGTGAGAATCAACTTGATTGCTAATTGGTCCACCAAATCCATGTAAAGGTAACACCGCATTGCTATCTTGATACACATCAAAAGAAACTTGTGGGGCTGAAATAAAGGAACGTAATGCTGTTTTACCACCCATCATATTTGGCATAATAATATATCCATTTACTTCCATTGTCAAAGTTAATTTTACGTAGCGTTCATTATCAGTCATTTCAGAAAAAGAAGTTTCAGTATTTACTTGATCACTAACAAAACCCGAGAACCAATAAGGTTTATCTGATTCTAATCGAAATTGATTGCTTACATTAATAGTATAACTATTTATAATCGTTTCAAAGATACGATTGGCTTCTTGCTGAAAATTAGTCCAAATTGCTATCTCATATGTTGCACCCACGTAATTAATTGGAGGCATTTCAATAATTTCCCAAATATTATTAGAATTTAAATTAGGCATTAAACTTAAATTCTTCTTTGTCACATCAACAGAACTAAGTCCTTCTTCCTGAGCCAAAGTATTTTTAACATTTTCCAAATTTTCTTTATTACGTAATTGTTGTTCATATAAATTTTCAGATGCGATACGTCTTTTAATAGTATAAGGAACCATTGTATTATCAGATACTCCTTTAGGAGGACTTTGTATTAATGAACTTCTAGAAATCGCTATTAACGGTAAAATTAAAGCACCTGATTTATCTCTTAATGGTTTCTTCTTACGTAAAATAGCAAAACGTTCACCTGTTGCAAATATCACAGGTATTCTTTTTCTTTCACCATCTAATTCATAAAATAACGGTATTTCATCATTAAAAAGATTAAAGACTGCTTTATCCATATCTTCTACACCACATGAAGGAATATGTAATCCGGTAAAATTAACACCTTCATATCCCGTAGCGACAGCATTAAAATCAATATTGTCTCGCGTAAATCGTGTCGTCATTTCTAATCCTCCTCTCCATAAAATGAAGATTTAATAGTTGATGAATTAATTTTACTAGCTTGCGGTTTTATTTGTTTTGCACCCGTAATTGGTTCTTCTAATATTCCATCTTTCCTTAATTGACGAATATCACCTGTTTCTAAACCTGCTGAATTTTTCGCAAAGCCACGTTGTTGTTCAAAATTCTTCTGTACAGCTTCAGGATCGGTATACATTTCGTCTGTAGGTCCAAAGAATTTCTTGTTAATCAAATTAATACGTGCTTGCTTGCCTTGCATCTTATATCCTGCAATACGTTCAGTTTGTCCAAACATAATCTTTTCTACAATAATAGTTAATACCTCAAAAAAATATTCGCCAAATTGAAAAAAATCGCCTTCATGTAAATCTAAATCTTTATCTTTCATATCACGAGGATGTAAAAAAATAGTAATGTTCTTTGTTTGTTCATAACCAAAATTCGTTAATTTAACATCGGCAGGTTGCCATTCTACTAAACAGTCAACCTCTATTGGTGGATCAAACGCCTTTTCAATACTTTCTTCATATAAAGCATGTGGATTAGATAAATCTTCTCTGACATGATAATAGAAAATCTTTTGACCAATCACATCTTTAATAATCTCTTTAGTTAAGTCTGAAAATAAATCAGCTTCTTTTTCTGTAAAAAACAGTCTTGCCATTTATTTCACCTTATCCTATCAAAAACGGCCCATTTGGTATGGGTATTTTCTTTAATAAATTTTGTAATTGGTCTGCCTGAGTATTTTGATTTTCCAAGATTTTAGTCATAGTCATCTTGTCAAGCATTTCTTTTAATTGGGTACGTAATTTCTCTTGATCCTCCCGACCGCTAGAAATCATATCGGAACCATTTAATTGTAAATCACCACCAGGTATTGGGATACTAGAAAATTTACTACGTACCACACCCAACATCTCTTTTGCAATAGCTAATGTAAACTCTCTAATCCAATGCCTAGCAATAGAATTTAAACTATTATATTCAAGATTTCCATATGGAACATTACTAATATTTGAGACACCATTAATTTTCTCGTCAGGTATATCAGGATTAACAGGATTTAACGGAAATGCAAATCTAATGAATAGGCTATATGGATTGTCTTGCGTTGGTTTTGGATATATCCTGATGTTATTTCCGTGCAATTCATAACTATAATTCGAACGTCTAATTCTATTACTTATATCTAACTGCCCAGCACGTAACACATCTTCAAAAACAGGTAAAACATAAAACACAGTTTCTGGCGTAAATGACTCAAATGCAAACTGATTATTTAAATAATTAATACTACTCGTTGTATCAAAAAAACGATACGCAGCCTGAGGACTGAAATGCATCACTTCATAAATACGTGGCTTTGTTTTCTGCCTCCTTAAAGGATTATCCATCATATATTCTTGAAAAACTAAACCACCATTTCCATCATCAATAAATTCACCTAAACCTAATTGACTAAATACCAAATATTCCTGATTGTCTTTTTTATAAAGTAATTCTGTTGTAATATTATAGTCCTGACGACCTTGTTCTAATTTAATATATCCTACATAATGATCAACACTTCCCCCAACACCACCTTCTGTCGCATATACTTCTGCTTTACGCATGAAAATATCAAAATTTTCCCTAGGTAATTTCCCTTCAACACTATTAGGACCAACAGCTTGTTGTACTTCAACTCCATTAACTGTAATAGTCTTAGTAATACCACCAACAGGAATACCTAACAAATTATGCATATGACTTTCCAACATATTCTCATTGATAAAGCGGGAATATTCTAAAGTTGCTTCTTCAAATGCTGCCCAAATTTGTTTATTCGTTAATTCCACGCTGATAATATCATCACCTAAGCGTCGACGTACAAAGGTTAACATCTTATCAGC